GTGGGCGTGGGCGTGGGCGTGGGCGTGGGCGCGGGCGTCGGCGTGGGCGTGGCCGGTGCAGTCCCGCCCGGCGTGCGCGCCTTCGCCGCCTTCAGTGATGCCGCTTGCTTGCGCTCCTGTGTGCGTTGTTTCGCTCGTCGGTTTTTGCCTTGCTGCTGCCGCGATAGCCTGCGCGCTTCGGGCGTGGTGTCGGCGAAGTTAGACGCGCTGCGCGGCTCGGGTGCGAACTCTTCACCGAGAAACGATAGATCAGGTTCGGCACTGCACCGGCACTGCACCGGCTGCCCCGGATGGCCATCGGGAGGGGGCGCATTCCATTTGAAGATCAAGCCCTCACGCGCCACGTGTGACGGGCGCTCGCGACCGTCGAGGGCGCCGCGCCATGCGTAGCCCGTGATCCCCGCTTCGGTTTGCTTTTGCTTCGATAGCTGCCCGTCGAGCTTGCCTATCTGATCACGTGCGATCAGCCGAGCCCGGTTTATGTTTTCGCCTGCGGGGCCGAGTATGGCGGCCACGTCCCCGACTACCTGCGAGCTGCGCGAGCCGTCACGCAGCGAGCGTAGAAAAAGTGTCTCGAGCTTGCCGAGTTGCTGCGCGTTCATGTTGCGCACTAGCTGCGTATTCTCAGTGACCCACCCCGACAGGATCGAGCGCTCTATATCGGCGGTTACGTCCCCGATGCCGATCAAGTTCATTAGCGGATCGTCGTATTTGCCATCATTGAAAACGGCGGTCTTCTCGCCGAAGCCCTGCACCCCGATGCGCAGCACGCCGTCGGTCTTCGTCGACAGATTCGTAACGGCGGTGCGCAGCGAGTTGAACGCGCTTACTACATCGTCGCTAATGGCGTCGGTGCGCTGCGCGTCTACGCGGGTGAGGTCGAGCAGTGAATACAGCTCGGGTAGCGACTTGCGGATCAGCGCGTTGATCTGCTTTTGGATGCTCACTAGAAAGGCTTGGTAGCCAATCTCGATCCCCTTCGGCTGCGCGGTCGTCTTCTTTAGCGAGGCTTGAATAGCGCGCGGCGTCACGCCCGCCTGCGCTACCCGGAACTGCGTAGCCTCCCGCCGTATCTCCACGGCGGGATCGGCCGCGTCGGTGTGCACGCCCCCTAGCACTTACTCGCCTTCGCCGTCGGTGTCGGGGTCGGCCGGCTCTTCGGGTTCGGGCTCGTTTGGTTCGGCGTCGTCGCCCTCGCCCTCGCCCTCGCCCTCGCCCTCGCCGTCTTCGTCTTCGCCACCACCACCGAAGCCCGACGCCATGGCGGCGCGTTCGGCCACCTTGACCGGATCCGGCTCGCCCACGATGTCGAGCGCCTGCTCGAACGTGAGCCCCACAGTAGACGCGATCAGGATAGCCGCAGCGCTCTCACGCTCGATCGTGCCGTTCTGCACCTGCGTGGCTAGCTCCTGCATAGCGGCCATGCTGCGAGCTGCGGCTATGTCCGACTGCAAATCAACGATACCCGTGGGCGTGGCTTCGATGTCGCCTTCGATGCTACGCGCTTCGAGATTGGCGCGGCGCTCTGCGAGGTTGATCGATAGCGTGCGCTCGAAGCCGCCTTCGGTAAATCGGCTCGTGGCGATCTCGTCTGCGTTCGCCGCTCCCATCATTTGGTAGATGCTATCGCTTTGCGCGTGGCGTAGCTCGATCTCGCTCGCCTCGAGCGGCGTGGGCTGCCATAGCGACGGGAAGGTGATCGACCATGATTCCGGCTCCGCGCCATTCGTGGGGCCTTCCTTCGACAGCATGATCAGCCGCAGGATGTACGCAAGCGCCGGCTTTACTATGTTTTCCTGCGAGCTTGCGATCGTATCGTAAAACCATCGCATGTCGCTCTCGCCCGTTGCTTGCATGCCTGCGGGCGACTGCCCCATAAGCACGGTGACGGGCATGCGCGCATCGGCGGCTAGGCTCAGCATAAGCAGCTCGAAGGGGTCTTTGATTCCGCTCCATGTGAAGTTAGATCGCTCGAACTCTTCGCCCTCACTGTCGAGCACGACGGCGCGTTGCACGCTGCGCGTCATATCCATCATAGCTAGCCGCTTCATCACTAGCTCCGTCTCTTCAGAAGCGAGCGCTTCAAGATAGCCCTCCATTTTGTAGACGCCTGCGTTAGCGTCTTCGATCAGGTGGCCGAGCGCCGCAAACGAAGTGCCGTAGCGGGTGATCGTCGTTTGCATGCGTTGCAGCACGCTTTGATCCCACCCGCTTTGCTCCTGCCGCCGGCGTATGCTCGTGCGTGCACCCCCGAAGACCACGAGCCGCGTTTCGTGCACTTCGAGCGTACCGACGGCAGCTTGCGCGCCCTCTAAGCTCGCAGCCGCGATCGGCGTTACCCAATACGTTTCGGGTAGTCCTACCTTCGCTTCGCCTACCACGCTGTAGAACTTGTTAGGCCACATGTAGCGCCGCTCGAGCACATTCAAGTGCGTAACCGCGCGAATGTTGTTTAGGTCGAGCGGTGAGCGCATGCGCTCTACGCGGGCGTCTTCGCTCTCGCCGGGGCCGGGGCCATCGTCGGCGCCGATCAGTAGAGCGCCGCCACCGAACGCGCGCCCCCATACGCGCGCCTCGATCGTCTTCGCCTGTAGCCCGATCGCGTCGGCCGCGTCTTTCACATCGACGCCGATCAGCGCGGCGTCTTCGGGGCCGGTCTCGCTGCTATCGCCCTCGGTGGGATCGACTACGATCGTGTACCCCTGCCGCAGCTCTTCGTCGGGCACCACGTCGCACACGCGGCTTGCCATGGCGTCGTCTGAATACAGCGCGTCTAGCTCTTCGGGTGTTAGCTCCCTATTGCGTTGCATGCGGGTGTAGGCGCTCTTATCCCGCCCGGTGCCCATGCCCGTTACGCGATTGATAAAGCCGTCTGCGCGCTCGACGGCGCGGCGCACCTTGCTGCCGAAAATGCTCACTACGTTTGTGTCTTTGTCGCCCATGGGGTGTCGCTCCTATGCATTCGCCATCGCCGCACGCAGGCGGTTCAGGTTACCACGTCGCAGGTGGTGTAGCGCCTGTGTGGTCGTATCTACCTGATCGTCGTTTTTCGCTGCGGGAAACGCTAGCAGCTCTTCGATATACTCTTCGATCCACGGCTCTTCGTCGGGGTGTGGTAGCCACACGTTGCCGCTGTCGAAGATAGGCTCGATCGCGTTTGCGCGTGCTTCCTTACCGCCGTCGGGCTCTACGAGCGTGAGCCCCGAGATCTTATGCTTTAGCGTGTCGACGACGGCGGGGCCGTTTGCCTTCGCCTCTACGAGCTTCTTATGCGCCTTCGGGAAGCGCAGCGTAAGCAGCTTCACCTGTTCGACGGTGCCCGACATGCCCCACCGATCGCGCACCTGCGCTAGCAAGTAGCAGTCGGCGTGCAGCTGCCCCCACACCTGCCCTACGACGAAGCTCGAGCCCGCTTCTTTAAATGTCATGTCCCACGACTGGATCACCTTGCCGAAGCGCCGCGGTAGCTCTGCGCGCCTGTAGTGCCTGATCTGTGAGCGCTTGAATATGGCGCCCTCTGCGGGTGATGGCGATTGCTCGAGCTGCCCCGCTGTGCCCCTCGCACCTAGCTCTCGCTTCTGCGCGTCGACCGCATGGCGTGGGCTGCGCACGGCGTCTAGCAGCTCGTCGGGCTTCGTGCGTGGGTCGGCTTTGAGGTTGTGCGTAGCTTTGCACTTTTTGACCGGGCAAGCGCGCGCGCCGTCGTCGTCGGCACTCGGTAGCGAGTTGAACTTCGGTACGTACTCCATGGGCAGCGACAGGTGATGGTAGCCCCCCGCCTCGAGTTCGAGCCCACATAGATCGTTTTCGTGTAGCCGTTGCATGATGATAATCCGCACGGCGGTCGCGCGGTCGACGACGCGCGTAGCCATCGCTTCGGACCACCACACTCGCGACTTCTCGAGATTGCCTTTCGACAGCGCGGCTACACCCACGATCTCCTGTGGTTTGTGCGGATCGTCTGCGATCTGTATGTGCCCATGCTGCCCGACTACGCCCGTGGATGCGCCGCAGCTGTAGCGCATGCCGCCTTGCTTGTTTCGGTAGTCGGTGGCGCTCCATACCGATTTGTTGGGCGTCATTTGGTGGCCCCACCTCGAGCGCCACCAAAGCGACTCCATGAGACCGCGCGAGCGCAACGCAAACGACTTTGCGAGATCTTCGCCATGCGATGCCGTGATCAGCTTGGCGCCTGGCCAATCCGACCACACCCACGCCGGGAATAGGATCGTGCCGATCAGCGACTTACCCACACCGGGCGGCACGTTCATAATCAGGCGCAGTATCTCCTGACGTTTGCACGCCTCGAGCACATCGCACATCGCATCAAGGTGCCAGTTTGCTACGAAGGGCTGCGACGGCTCGACGTGCGGCCAAGCCATCTCTACGAACTCACGAAACGAGCGCGCGGCCATCTCCCTATCGAGCCCGATCTCGTCTTGAAGCATCGCCGCGTCGTAGCCGCCTTCGAGGTCTTCGGCGGCGTCGGTCATGGGGCGCACACCCCGAGATCGGGCAGGCACGAGATCACGCCCGCGCGATCGACCATGGCTACGGCGTCGGGCTCGCAGAAGCCCACGCAGTCGGCGCTATAGCGCTCGCCGTCGAGCGCGGCATCGTTGCAGCACCAATGCCGATCGGCGCCCCTGCACCCATTCACCGAGCGGCACGGGATGCAAGCGAACCAATCCGGGTGTGTGCTGTTGTTGCTGCACGTGTCGGGCTCGTCTTCGGGCTCGAGGGCCGCAGGCGCCGGCGTGGGGGCGGCCAGCGGGGCAGCGGCGACCGGCACCGGCGCAGGCGCCCCCGCTACGCCTTCGGGCTCGTGGTGGTCGGTGTGGGCGCCGTAGCACGCCCCAAGCACCCACGCCGTTACGAATACTGTAAATGTGCGCATGCGTGTCTCGCCTTCCGGTAACGTTACCGCGTTGTGGGGTGTGCTGTCGAATGTGCTTGTATAAAGCCCGTATCTATGAGGGCGCCAGCCGTCCCCCGATGAACGTAAGCGCGTTCGTGTAGTGGGCTAGCATCTCGCCCCACGGCACCGAGTTAGCGCAGAAGTCGAAGCCCGCTTGCACTTCGGCCGGCTCGAGCCCTAGGGCGTCGGCGCGCTCGAGCAGGCGCTCAGTAACGGCGAGCGCGTAGCCGTGCAGTATGGAGCGCTCGACCGCATCGGCGGGGCTCGGTTCGCCGTCGGGTGTGAGCGGCCCCGTTAGGTGATGGCGCCCGTAGGCGGCTACCTCGACGGTGTGCACGACCCACAAAGCTACGCACGCCTGCGCCGCCTGTTCTGCGGTGCGCCCCGTCATACGATGGGCAGATCGATAGCGGGCAACATGCCGTCAAGTGTCATGCGGTCTAGCGTCGAGCGCGTGCGCGCCTTCGATCGCTCGCTGCGGTGTATGTAGCTAGGCACTTCGTTGCGGTAGTAGCGCTCGGTGACTGCGTGCCCGTCTGCGATGCGCCCACGCCTGAGCGGGTGCAGCACGTAGCGAAAGCCGGCCGGCGGGCGATCGCCGTACACCGCACACCGCACGGTTTCCGCGTCTACCATGGGCATGCTGCCGTAGAAGATGCGCACGTGTAGCAGCTTGCGCATAAAGCCGTCTGCGGCTTCGTACTCGGCCCACTGCCGATCGCCCACCTTCACATATTGATTAGGTCTCATTCGTCGATCTCCTGTAGTGCTTTGTCGATTCGTGCTGCGTATTCGTCGTCGGTTTCGTCGTCGCGCTTATACGGTTGGTTCGCCAGTTCGGACCACCACGCAGGTAGGGGCTTGCTGCCGCCCGCTTCGTCGAACTCGTGGGCGATGTCGAGTATCGACACCCGAGCTGTAGCGCTGCAGCCGGCTATGTGTAGCGGCAGGATCGCCGAGCACTCGTAGCAGCGTGGGACCTTCACTCGCGCGCCTTACCCCGGCAGCGGGCGTATACGAACTCTTCGTAATCGTCGCCCCACCATTCCGAGTCGGTGCTAGGCGAGGGCACACACCCCGCCGTGTCGATGTCTACTTCGGCACCGCTGCCCCATCGATCCTTGACTAGCCGCGTGATGGCATCGACTGCGGTAGGGGCGATCACCTCGAGCGCCGTAAGGGCAGGCGCAGCGGCCCCGCAGCCGACCACGAAGGCGAGCGCGATGGGGGCTAGACGGTGCATAGCTTCTCGCTCCGATCGGCCACGTTCATAGCTGCGCATACGAAGTCTACATCGGTTTCGTGTACGGTAAGCGGGCGCATGTTGTTTTCGCCATCGTGGATCACTACGTGACCGTCGGACGGCTTCTCACGGCGCATGTAAAAGCGTGAGGTTACTTCGTTGTCTGTGCTCATACCCTGATCTCCCCTGTGATCTCGATCGCCTTGATGCGCCCCGGCAGGACGGCGGTATACGTGAACTCGAGCCCGTCCAACACCTGCAGCACATGCGCGCCAATAATGAGGGGCCGTGCGGCGTACATGATGCAACCTAGCCACGTCGCCGGATCGTGGTCTTCGTAAATGCCTATAAGGGCCCGGAACGTTGCAGGTGTCCCGAGTCTCACGACTGCAGCGCCTTGCGTGCACGCCATCGCCACCACCACGCAACGCCTAGCCATGCGCGCACCATAGTGGCTAGCTGCGTTGCTCGAGCCCAACCGAGCGAGCCCGACCACGACGTGTAGACGAATACGTGATCCGCCGATGTAGTGACGGTGGTTTCGTAGATCGCGATCCGCCCGCGCCCGCTGTTGTGGTTGATCCCCACGAACTCGGTACGCACGCGCACGCCCCGCACCGTGGTGGCGTTTATCAGCAAGCGCTTAGGGTAGCGCTTGCGCCACGCGGCCGCCTCCATGGGCGCCCCTGCGACATCGAAAAACATCTCGCGCATTTCGTGGTCGGCTACGGGCGGCTTGCGGGTGCGGGGTGGCATGGAGTCGTGTTTAGTCTACTTGAACTGTAATAGCAACTAGTGCACCGTGCCGCCCTCGCCATCACCCTCGGCTTCGGCGGTCTCACGCGCTCGCCGTAGCTTCGTCTGCGCGGTGCGGATCGCCTTCAAGTCGTCGAGGCTTAGCGCCGAGTAGTCGATCGCGTCTCCGGTGTTTTGGATGATCTCGCCCGGTTCGCCACGGTTCAAGCGCTCGAGCTTCGTGCCGAGATCGATCAGCTTCATCACGAGTCCCTGCTCGAGCGTGCCCGCCTTCGCATGCTGCTTTGCGTCGGCGAGCATCTTTTTTAGCTCTAGGTGGCCCACGTCTTGAAGCATGAGCGCTAGCCGCGTCTGGCGCCGGCGCATGTCTTCTACGCCTTTCAGCTTCCCCACCTGCTCGCGCCGATCCATCTCGCGGTCGTAGGCGTGGCACCGCTTGCGCCATTGGTGGGCGGTGCCCCATCTCGCCATAAGTTGGATCGCCTTGCCCAACTGAGCGGCCACCTTTGCGTGCGAGCGGTCGGCCCCCATGTCTCGGTAGGCTGCGAAGGCTTGAAAGGCTTCGGC